GGGCTGCGGCGCGGGCCGAGTACGACAAGGTCAGGGCTCCGGCGTGGGCCGAGTACGACAAGGTCAGGGCTGCGGCGCGGGCCGAGTACGACAAGGTCACGGCTGCGGCGCACATGGTCATCTGCCCCACCCCGGACTGCCCGTGGGCCAACGGGAGCATCTTCTAGATGACCCAGCCCGAGCAACCCCGAACAGACGCGGGCAGGGCGATGCTCCAAGCGTGGGCGCGTCGCAGCTGGAGCAGAGAAGCGTTACGACAGGCAATCCGCGCCATCGAAGCCGAGGCTGCCCTACCAGTACCAGCCCTCGACGCGCTGCGGATCGAGGAAGCCGTTTGCCGGTCGGAGATCGCCGGGTCGGGTCACGCGACGGGCGACATTCCCTGCGAGTGGCACACGGCGGCAGGCAACGTCCGAGTCCAGCGTTTCATCACCGCCCTCGGGTCACAGGAGGACGTGACGTGAGCGAACCGAACTTCCGACCGTTTCTCGCCATCCTCCGTGATCGTTGGCGTGGGACCTCTCTCGACGAGGCGTCCAACGAACTCGAACAGCTGCTGCGAATGTTCCCGGCCGGGGCTGCCCTACCAGTACCAGCCCCACAGGCTGTGCCAGTCATCACCGAGGACCCGGAGGCGAACGGCGACCTGGACGATCTGTTCGTCAATGGTGGCATCGACTCATTCCACGTCGAGCGCATGGACTCGGGCCATTGGTGGTTCGCGGTCTACCTCAACGACGGGACGCGGCTGAACTTCAACCTCCACTCCTCCCGGAAGATCACGGCTCGGGTCGAGCGCGAAGAAACGGGACCGATACGGGCTGCCCTACCAGTACCAGCCCTCGACGCGCTCACCTATGAGCGGGCGTGGATGGACCTGATGGACGAGGCTCGCGCCTTCGAGGAGGCCGTCATCGCCGACCTCATCGGCATCGCCCGTGACTACCGCGCCCGACGCGACGCCGAGCACGCCGCCCTCGGGGAGGACGTGAAGTGATCTACGAGTTCGGCCCGTTCGAGAAGCCGTATTACATGGCCTATGTCGGCCCCGACCTTGCACCTCCCGACGGCGGCAAGGACGGCAGTTTCCGGCGCGCATGGTGCCACCCCATCGGGGAAGGCCATCCGACTGCCAGGGAAGCCGCCGAACATCTAGCGGACCTCGCAGTGGCGCAATGGGGCGCCGCCCTCGGGGAGGACGTGAAGTGAGCGAACCGCGAACCGAGGCGGGACGGGCGCTGGTGCATGACCACGCCCTGTACCGGAACGGGAAGTGTGACGCGGACGTGACCGAGCCCGTGATCTCTGCCATCGAGCGCGAGGCTTGGCTGCAAGGACACGACGAAGCCGTCCGCCTCCAAGCCGAGTACGACAACGCTCTCGTCGTTGCCGCTGATGCCAAGATCGCCGAACTGCGGTCGCTTCTCAAAGTCTGCTATGACGCTATCGACGGCGATCTCATCAACTACTCGGAGGAGCAACTCGCCGATATCCGTGCCGCCACCGAGAAGGCGGTCCCGAGATGACGGTTCGCGCTCGGCTATCCCTCATTTGGCGGCGTCTCTGGATGCGGACTCCATGGCGCGAAGCTATTCATGTTGTCTGCCCCATCGCTAGGCGGGGCTGCCCCTGCATGAGAGGTTGGCAGCTATGAGCGTTCAGGACAGGCTCATCGGCCTGTTTGCCCGCAACGAGGGTGGCGCTGACCTACTCCGCGAAGGCTTCTCATTCATCGAGGCCGAGGCGCGTGCTCCATTGGATGCCGAGATACAAGGACTGCGGGTCGCTCTGGAGCGCTGCATCGAGGCGGGAGACATCGCGATTGATGCACGCGACGCCGATGCACGCCTTGCGACCATCCCCATCGGCCTGTTCACAGCGATGGAACCGCTGCGTCATGCGACCCGCGAAGCCCGCCTTGCCCTTGACCCGAAGTCGCCGCGATGACCGCCTATCGGACCATCGTCGCGGACCCGCCTTGGGACCTTGGGAGAGTGAACGCCGGGTGGCGTGCCGGCTCGGTTGCGGCCTTGCCCTATCCGGTGATGGGCATGGAGGAGATCGCAGCCTTGCCCGTTGGCGCGATGGCCGACAAGTCGGCGCATCTGTACCTGTGGACGGTGACGACGGTTCTCCGGCACTCCTTCTCGATCGTAGAGGCGTGGGGCTTCGAGCCGCGTCAGGTGATTGTCTGGGCGAAGCCCGGCCTTGGTCCGGGGGCCAGGTTCCGGCAGACCTGCGAATACGTCATCTTCGGAGTCCGTGGTCCCTCGCTCCCCATCACTACTCGCTCCGTGGGGACTTGGCATCGCTGGCCGCGGGGCGCTCACTCCGTCAAGCCCGACCAGTTCTATGAGATGGTGGAGCGCGTCAGTCCCGGCCCCTATTTGGAGATGTTTGCCCGCCGCCGTCGTTATGGCTGGGACGCATGGGGCAACGAGGCGCCCGAGTTCGCTGCCTCGCAGGCCGAGATGGGCCTCGTCGGATGACCCGAGCCCTCGCCGCCCTCGCCCTCCTCCTCCTGGTGGCATACCTCCGTCGTCCCCGGTACGTCGAGAGCCGCCCGGAGTGGTGGGAAGACCCCTGGTATGCGTAGGTTCGCGATCCTCGCGGGTTGGCTCCTCCTCACGTTCGGCCTTGCGTGGTTCCCCCCGCTGAATGCTGCCGTGAAGGGCGAGCCACCCTCGCATCCGGTGTACACGGGACCGTATACTCCCGTCCGGGTGGCGTTCCCGGTAGTCACCCTCCCGACGGCTTCGATGGGGCACACCACGAAGCCCACGCCGCAAGGCGCGTCCGTGTCGGGGATAGCCTCGTGGTACCGCTACACCGCCGGGGAGGCTGCCGCCGGCCCTGCTCTGAGACAGGCACTCGGGCAGGGCTGGCGGGGCCGGATCGTCACGGTCTGCGCCTCGCGCTGCGTCCGGGTCGTGCTTTCCGACTGGTGCCAGTGCTATGGAGCGCGGGTGATCGACTTGGACGCACGGTCGTTCGCGCTGCTCGCGCCGCTGTCGCGTGGCGTCGTGAAGGTGACGGTGCGTTGGCGCACCACTCCCTGACGATTGTGGATAAAGGGTGTTGACAACGGGTACGGTTTGGCCCATATTGGCACCATGAACACTACAACTACTGCTACTAAGGTAGAGGCCACCGCTATGGTTACTGAACAGTTCCTCACCGTCACCGACCAGTACCTCATGGCCAACCGCGACGACATCGTTTCGATCACCTACACGACCGGGAACATCGACGGGACGCAGGCACACGCGGTTCGTCAGACCGAATGGATCAGCGGCAACGTCAACGGGATCAGCCCCGTATGCAGCAGCCGACGACCAGTACGACCGGTATCACTCGGATACGCCGAGCAGGTCACTTGCCTCAACTGCCTCAAGCGAGCCGTCCGATGAACGAAGGAGCCGCGCCATCCGGTAACGCGACCCGCGCCCCAGTGAGAGGACCGTATCTCACGGGTGGCTCGCGCGGGTCGGGCTTCCACAGGAAGGGAAACGCATGAAGCAGATCAGCGCCCGAGCCTTCCGAGAGGTATTCCGTACCCTCGATGAGCCCGTCACCGTCTCCACCCGAGGCGAGGGCGGCTACGTCAAGATCATCGGGACGTGGACACCTGACGCGGTCGAGTATCCCAAGATCGAACCGGGCATCAGTTCGACGATCCGGTTCACGCCCGCACCGAAGCCCAAGCGCACCAAGTAGCACCGAAGGGGGAGAAGATGACACTCGATACCATCGACCGCATCGCCGCCGACCACCGGACCCGCGTGGCCTTCGAGGAAGCCCTCCACGACGAGCGGATCACCTCCGAGTGGTACGACCGCAACCCCGAGTTCGTGGAGCGATGGGCGGACCTCTACGCGGAGCACCGCATCCGGCTCGTGTGCCTGGAGAAGATCGCGGAGGCTGCGAAGTGATGGCCGGCGACGAGTTCTACGACGACGACGTGACCAGCGGCATCCCCGACTGGGATTTCCTCCGGGACCAGCTCAAGGACCACTCGTCCTGCCCGAAGTGCGGCTCGCGGATGCCCGCCCGCCTCGGGCGCGACGAGGCCGGGACCTACGGCTGCTCCGACTGCCTCACCTACCCGAAGTGCTCCGTCTGCGGACGCTGGACGGGCCTCGAAGGGACGTTCGCGCACCAGGAGGTGGACCACCGCATCGAGCGGCTGCTCGCCGCAACGCCCGACTTCGGGCCCACCGAGGAAGAGCGGGAGGCCGAGGCCGAGGAAGAGGACCGCCGGTTCGAGCAGTACCGCGACGACCAGATCATGGCGAAGCACGAAGGGGGACACCGTGGCTGACACCGACTACGGACCGCTCGCAGCGGCACTCTCGAAGGCGCAAGCCTCGTTCGGGACGATCACCCGCGAGAAAGAAGTGATCGTCAAGACGAAGACGGGCGGGGAGTACAAGTTCAAGTACGCGCCCCTGGACGTGATCCTCGCCGCCGTCCGTCAACCGCTGGCGGACAACGGCCTCGCCATCCTCCAACTGCTCGACGAGGACGTGCTGGTCACGTCGCTGCTCCATGAGAGCGGCGCGATCATCTCGGGGCGCACCCCGATCCCGGCCGCCGAGGGCGTCCAAGCCTACGGGTCCGCGATCACCTACCTGCGCCGGTATGCGCTCCAGGCTTTGCTCGGGATCGCGGCCGAGGAAGATGACGACGGCAACCGCGCAGCCGGGAACAAGGCGACCTTCAACAAGGCTGGCCCCGCGAGCCTCACCCGCGAGGAAGCGGTCGCGCGCAGCGCCGTGGTGGAGCGCGTCGAGGTCACCGGCATCCTGTCGATCGGACAGTCGAACCAGTCGGACGGGAAGCTCCGCGAGACCCCGACCGGCTGGGCGCTGGGCTTCAACCTGACGACCGGGCCGCGGCAGTGGGTCCGGGTCCTGGTCCTCGATGACATGGCCCTCGCCATCGCGGAGGACAACCGCGACCTCCGACCGGGGATCGCCCTCAAGGTCTACGGGCCGGTGGAGAAGGCCGAGGACCACGTGGCCGACCGGATCATCCGCTACCAGCGGGTGAACGCCGAGCGGATCGTCGCGGACGACTGGGAGTACCCCGCACCGCGACAGACCGGGCCGGGCCTCTTCGACGCTGACACCGAGAGCGAACTGGACGCCATCCCGCTGTGACACTAAAAGAGCTCACGGCTATCCGCCAGCGCGACGCCTCGTGGCATGAGCGCCGGAAGCGGTTCTACCAACGTTCGGCCTCCGTCGGGATCGAGTCGGTCCACACTCTCGTGGGAGATCGCCGCGCACTACTGAACGAGATCGTGACCATGCACACGAGCATTCAGTCGGCTATCGATGAGCTCGACAACATCCGATGGCACGAGATCAGCGGCCTGCTAGTCAAGGCTGGCCGTGAGGAACTAGCCGAATGGACTGACAAGTATCTCGGCTATGTCCGGGATGACCTCGACGCCACGTTCCTGACACAGCCATGAACCTGACTGAACAAAACCGGATCGCCTTCGCCCAACTTCTCCAACGTGACCGCGAATGGGGCGACGCACGACCGAGCCCCTCCGCCGAGATATGGGACCGCGATCAACTGGCGGAGGCGTATCTACTCGCGGGCATGGACCGACGGGCTCTGCTCCGCGCGGCCTACGACCGCATGACCCGCGCGGGCGCGTTCCGAGATGCGATCGCAGCGATCGACAAACTGCCATGAGCCAGACCGACGCCATCCTCGCTGACCTGCGCGCGGGACGAAGGATTACCCAACTGGACGCCCTGAAGCTGTACGGCTCCTCACGCCTCGCAGCACGGATCGACGACGCCAAGAAGCTCCTCGCCCCGGATGAGGAGATCGTGGCCGAGCGAGTCCACCTCCCGTCACGGAAGACCGTGGCGCGGTACCGACTGGTGAGGCGCGAACCGGCGCAACTGGTTCTCGCGCTGTGAACCTACCCGGCATCTGTCAGGGCTGCCGCCTCCCGGTGGTATGGAACGGCAAGCGATGGCGCGACCCCGGCCAACGATCAGGGGCTCACGACTGCGAAGGGGGAGAACGTGGAGCGACCGTGCATGACACCCGACGAGCTGGCGCTGTGGCGGGCCCAGGCCGAGTACCTGCGGGCCAACTGGTCGAACAAGACGAACACGGTTGACCCGTGCTTTGACTGCACCCTCGCCTTCTCGGACGAGATGCGGGCGGTCGGGCGCTGCAACGGGACTCCAGGCGAGGCCATCCCCGTCCCGCGGCTCCTGCCCATCGGGGAGACTCGGCGCAAGAACAACCGGGAGTGCCAGCAACGCTACCGGGAACGTCACCGAGACGAGATCCGGGAGCGCCGCCGGGCGTACTTCGCGGAGCGATGGCGTAAGCGCTTCGAGGTAGACGAGCAGGCTACCGGTGCGGCATGAGAAGAGACGACGAGATCAGGGCGAGGTTTAGGAACGGAGAAAGTGCGCGAGTGCTGGGTCGTGAGTTTTCGATCAGCTTCCAGCGTGTATGGCAGATCGGGACCGACGATGGTCGGTACCCTCGGCCAACTCCTCCTCGCCCGCCTCGGCCTCCTCGGGTGCCGAAACGCCCATCTCGGGAGCAGCGTTTCTGGAGCCATGTAGTCGTCGGTCCTGAATGCTGGGATTGGAAAGGACCGAAGTTGCCCGGAGCCTACCAGTACGGACAGATCGGGTATAGCGGACGAAAGGGTTATGCGCACCGTCTCTCGTGGGAAATCCACAACGGGCCTATCCCGAATGGTCTCCAGGTTCTGCACCACTGTGACAATCCCCCGTGTACGCGACCGGATCACCTTTGGCTCGGCACGCCGGCCGACAACATGCACGACCGGGACGCGAAGGGCCGAGGACGCTACGGGAAGCGTAAGCAGACATGAGTAGCGCGGGCATCGGTCAGTATCGTACGATGAGGTCGCATCCTTCCTCCCCCGGGATGGTGCACATGACGCGGCGGGTCGGTCCCGGACTAGTCCCCGGTGGCCGGCCCGGCCGCCTCGCCTGACCCGGCTCGGGTCGTTGGACTAGAGGTTCGAGGCATGGCCCGTTCGGGACTCGCGTTCGGTCAACTCGATCCGAACTTCCCCGCCGACCCGAAGTTCCGCAAGCTCGCCCGGATGCTCGACGTGGACGACTTCCTCCACGCGGTCGGAACCTGGACGATGGTCCTCGCCGGCTGCTACCGCTACGGGACCAACGAGATCGACGCGGAGGCGGAGGCGGGCTCGACCAAGAGCCTCGACGCGCTGCGAACGTGCGGCCTGCTCGATGACGCTGGGGTACCCGTCCGGTCATGGGAGAAGTGGCGCCCCCGTCCCCGTCCGAAGTATCCGAGTGACGGAGTACGGCGGAGTCCACGGAGTCCGGCGGAGTCCACGGAGGATAGACAGAGACTAGACGGAGACAGAGACGAGACAGAGACGACACCGCGATGGCTTGCCGCGTGGCTTTCGGTGAAGTACCGGATGCCGACCGTGCGACAACAGGACGTGATCGATGCCTACCTCCGAGTCTTCGATGTGACGGGCTCGGAGCGCGCGGCGGGGGTGATATTGGGAAAGCCGGACGACCCGATGGGCGCGCTGATGGCCGACCTCCGGACGTTCCGGGGAGAGGCGAAGCAGGACGCAGAGAAAGCCGAGACCGAGGCGAAGCAACGACGGTCTAGCCAGAGGCGGGGCTTCCGTCCTGGGACCGTGGAATACGAGCTGGCGCAGATGCTGGCATCGAAGGGGGAGGCATGATCGACTACGCGGAGTTCCTCGAGCGCAAGACGCAACTCGACGGGCTCGATGGGTTCGAGCCGCTGTGGATACCCGACTTCCTCTTCCCGTTCCAGCGGGCGCTCGTGGAGTGGGCGATCCGCAAGGGGCGCGGGGCGATCTTCGCGGACTGTGGACTCGGCAAGACGCCGATGCAGCTGGTATGGGCCGAGAACGTCCGGCGCAAGACGGGCAAGCCGGTGCTCATCCTGACCCCGCTGGCCGTGTCGATCCAGACCACTGAAGAGGCGGCCAAGTTTGGCATCGAGGCCGCAGTCTCCCGGACCGGCCATGTCGTCGCCGGGATCACGATCACGAACTACGATCGGCTGCACCTCTTCGACTGGACGGACTATGGGGGCGTGGTCTGCGACGAGTCGAGTGCGATCAAGAGCTTCGACGGGGTGCGCCGGCAGGAAGTGACCGACTTCATGCGGAAGGTGCGGTATCGCCTGCTCGCCACGGCGACCGCCGCGCCGAACGACTACATCGAACTCGGGACCAGTTCGGAGGCGTTGGGCTACCTCGGGCACATGGATATGCTCAGCCGCTTCTTCAAGAACGACGAAGGCAATGCGGTTCGGATGCGCCGGCCCGGACGGTGGAATACGGCCCGAGATGATGGCGGTAATCTCAAGCAAGGGAAGTGGAGGTTCAAGGGTCACGCCGAGGACCCCTTCTGGCGCTGGGTCTGCTCATGGGCCCGAGCCCTCCGCCGACCCTCCGACATGGACTTCGAGGATGACGGCTTCATCCTGCCGGATCTCATCCACCGCCAGCACATCATCGACTCCCGGACGAAGGCCGAGGGAACACTGTTCGACTTCCCGGCCATCGGCATCCACGAGGAGCGAGCAGAGATGCGCCGGACGATCCCCGAGCGCTGCGAGCAAGTGGCCGAGCTCCTGACTGGCGCCGAGTCGGCGGTCGCGTGGTGCTATCTCAACCCCGAGGGCGACCTTCTCTCGAAACTCATCCCCGGTGCCGTCCAGGTGTCGGGCTCCGACTCGATCGAGGCGAAGGAAGAAGCCCTAGCAGCCTTCACGCACGGGCAGATCCGAGTGCTCGTGACCAAGCCGATCATCGGCGCGTGGGGCCTCAACTGGCAGCACTGCCACCGGATGACGTTCTTCCCGAGCCACTCCTACGAGCAGTACTACCAAGCCGTCAGACGGTCGTGGAGGTTCGGCCAGAAGTCGCCCGTGGTCGTGGACATCGTGACCACCGAAGGCGGCAAGAACGCGCTCGACAACCTCGAACGCAAGGCGACCCAAGCCGACAAGATGTTCGACGCGCTGGTGGGTCACATGAACGATGCGCTGTCGATCAACCGCTCCCGGATCGGGGTGCAGAAAGTCGAGGTTCCCGCGTGGCTCTCCTAGATCAGAAGATCACCGACCGATACGCGCTATACAACGGCGATTGCATGGAGGTCATGGCTGGCCTGCCGGACGCGTCGATCCACCTGTCGGTCTACTCGCCGCCGTTCGCGGGGCTCTACATCTACAGCTCGGACGAGCGGGACCTGTCCAACTCGGGCGGCTACGAGGAGTTCTTCGAGCACTACGAATACGTGGTGCACGAGCTCTACCGGACCACGATGCCGGGACGGATGACCGCCGTTCACTGCATGGACGTGCCGACCTCGAACACCGGCAAGGGTGACGGGCTCCGGGACTTTCCCGGCGACATCATCCGAATGCATGAGCGGGTGGGGTTCACCTATGTCGCCCGGTATCACGTCTGGAAGGAGCCGCTGACCGTCCGCAACCGAACGATGGTCAAGGCCCTCGCCCACAAGACCATCGTTGACGACTCAAGCAAATGCGCCGTCGCATCGGCGGACTACCTGCTCGTGTTCCGACGCAAGGGCGACAACCCCGTGCCGATCGCCCACCCGCACGGGCTCATGGAGTACGCCGGCGACCGGCCAATCCCGACCGAACTCCTGCGCTACCGGAACTGGCAGGGCAACCAGATCGAGAACCGCTACAGCCATTGGATCTGGAGGCAGTACGCGTCCGCGTTCTGGGATGACGTGCGGCTTGATCGGGTGCTGCCATTCCGGGAGGCGCGGGACGAGGAAGACGAGAAGCACGTCCACCCGCTGCAGCTCGACGTGATCGACCGAACGATCGTGCTGTGGTCGAACCCCGGCGAGCGCATCCTGACCCCATTCATGGGTGTCGGATCGGAGGTCTACTCGGCGGTGAAAGCCGGCCGACTCGGGATTGGGGCCGAACTCAAGCCCTCGTACTACCGGCAGGCCGTCAAGAACCTCGAAACGCTCGACGGGGAGCAGACTGAGGAACTGTCCTGGATCGAGGCAATGCACGAGTCCGAGGTCATGGATGACGAGGTGACTGTCTGACCACTTGCGGAGCAGGTGTAGACTCGCGCGGATGGAGGACATCACCTGCCCGCGTCACCGTATCCTCTCCCGCTTCGCGGATGAGTCAGGACGCCCGCTGTGCGGGAAGTGCTTTGCGGAAGCCCGAGAGCACGCTGAGTCGGAGGCGTTCGAGGCGAAGGTGCGCGTCCTTCGAAGCATGAACGAGCCGAGCCTGACGCAATCGAGCGCGGCATGGCTCCTGACCCGACTAGGCTGGGGCGAGTGAAGCACGCCATCCTGTCCCTGATCGGGTGGATGCGCGAGCCCGCGTACCTCGTGATCGGATGGCTCCACTGATGGCCGACGTGGTGCCGATCGGTACCAAGCGGCGCCGCTACGACAAGCGCACGAAAGCCGCCGCGGTCGTCGAGGCTGAGCGGACGAACATGGAGGCCGCGAGCGAGACGCTAGGCATCCCCCCCAAGACGATCGCCTACTGGATGGACCACCCGCAGTTCGCGGCTCTTCGCGCCAAAACCCGGGAGCAGTTGGCGGAGGGCTCCATCGTCCTCGCCAACCTTGCGCAGGCCGAACTCCAGCGGAAAGTCCTAGCCGGAGAGGTCGAACCACGGGACCTCGCCGTGATCTACGGGATCGCCATCGACAAGGGTCAGCTCCTCTCCGGGCAGGTGACGCACCGCACCGAGACGGTCACGGGTGGCATGAACGACCACGAACGCGCGGCGCTCCACGACCTGCTCCTCGAAGCCGTCCGCGAACCGGCGTGACCCTCGCCGTCGATCGGGTCCGGGCACTCCCTCAGCCACTCCTCCGCGCCCTCCTCGACGAGCTATTGACGTGGCGCGACAAGGCCCGCCCGGAGCAACTGCCACCCGAGGGTGAATGGCGTACGTGGTACGTGCGAGGTGGTAGGGGCAGCGGCAAGACCTGGACCGGCGGCAACACCCTCGCGGAGATGGCCCTCGCCTCCCCCGGCGAGTACGGCGTGGTGGCACCCACGGACTCCGCGGTCCGGGACGTCTGCATCGAGGGGCCGTCGGGGATCATCCACGCTCTCGGGACGAACCTCGCCGAGATCAAGCGCGGCGCGTCCGAGAAGGTCCTCTCGTACAACCAGTCCTCCGCGATCCTCCGCCTCCGCAACGGCTCGGTCATCTACGCCGATGGTGCCGACGACGGGGCGCCGACGATCCAGGGCAAGAACCTCCGCGGCCTCTGGGCCGACGAGGTAGGCCTGTGGCGGAAGTGGCAGCAGGCATGGGAGGAGTCGATCCGCTACGCCGTGCGCCTGTCCCCGGCACGGATCGTCGCCACGGGCACGCCCAAACGTGGGCATCCGCTGGTGCGGGCGCTCATGGCCGACGGAGCGGTCAACAAGACGCTCCTCAAGACCAGCGACAACGCCCAGAACCTCGACCCCGCGCTGCTGGCAGAGCTGTACGCGAAGTACGGCGGCACCACCCTCGGCCGGCAGGAGCTCGAAGGGGAAATCCTCGACGACGTGCCGGGCGCGCTGTGGCAGCGGGACCGCATCGACCGCTCACGGGTCGGAACCTCCCCCTCCCTAGACCGGATCGTGGTCGCCATCGACCCGTCTGCCACGTCCACCGAGAGCGCGGATGAGGCGGGCATCGTCATCGCGGGCATCTCGACGGCGATGGGCACCACCGGCATCACGAAGCACGGCTACGTGCTGGAGGACATCTCCATGCGCGCCTCGCCTGCAACATGGGCACGGGCTGCCATCGACGCGTATCATCGCCACCACGCGGATCGCATCGTGGCTGAGGTGAACAACGGTGGCGAGATGGTGGAGTACGTGATCCACAGCATCGACCCCTCCGTCCCCTACACCGCCGTTCATGCTTCGCGGGGCAAGGTGACGCGGGCCGAGCCGATCAGCGCCCTCTACGAGCAGAGCCGCGTCCACCACGTCGGGGCCTTCGAGCTGATGGAGGACCAGATGTGCTCGTGGGTGCCCGGCGAGAAGTCGCCGGACCGCATGGACGCGCTGGTCTGGGCGCTCACCCACCTCATGGTCGTGGCGGATAACCCGTGGGCCGGGCTGGCGGGCAAGAGCGCGGGCGGCGTGTCGTGACCCTCCCCGGTGTCAGCGTCCTCGATGCCGCGTTTGCCCTCACCGTCGCCGCGGGCTCGATCGTCACGGGCAACCCCGTCGGCGCCGCGATCTCCCTTGCCGTTGCCGCGTGCTGGTTCGGGCTCTCGGCCTTCCTCGCCTACCGTAACCCGGAGTAACCGATGGCGATCTACGTCCCGAACCGCAAGGCCGGCCCGATCGGTCCCGGCGCAGGCGTCCTCAACACCGAGTACCTGCTGCCCAACGTCCTGACCGGCGATGCCAACCAGCGTATGGCGAAGTACGTCCAGATGGGCACGGAGGTCGGGTACATCCGCGCGGCCGAGGCGACCATCGGCGGGCAGATCGCGGACCCGCTCGCGGGCGTGGCCTGGCACCTCGAAGACCCCGACGAGGAGACGATCGACGCCGCCTACCCCGGCGATCCGCGGGCGAAGGAAGCGTACGAGCTCATCACGAACCCGATGGGCACCCTCGACCGCGCCGAGGTGGGGGTGATCCAGTCCCGGAACGCGCAGTGGGAGATCACCAGCCGGCACATGGGCCTCGCGGGGCAGGGTGCGTGGTACCTCGACGGCATCAACACCTTCGGCACCCCCAAGGCGATCATCTACGTCCGGCCCGACCGCCTGACCCCGGTCTACGCGACCAGCAGCAACAACCAGCTCGACCACTGGCAGCTCGACCGCCGTCCGGGCTACGAGGGGACGCGCCTGGAGCCGAACGAGATCATCATCATCAACCTCCAGACCCCCGACATGGGCGTGTGGAGTCCGGGCCTCGTCGAGTCGGCCATGACGAAGGCGATGCTCAACGGCGCCATCGACCGCCACTTCAGCAGCGTCCTGCAATCCGGTGGACGGCTGGCGGGCATCCTCTCGCCCAAGACCGGCCTCATCGACGACGACGGCATCTTCAACCAGATGACCCGCGACTGGCGGAACATCACCGAGCAGCCCGACTCCGCGCGGCGGCTCCAGGTGGTCCGGGCGCCGATCGACTTCACGAAGACCGCGGCGACCATCGCGGAACTGGCGCTCGTGGACCTGATGACCAAGAACCGCGACGACCTGCTGGCGCTGTGGCGCGTCCCGCTCAGCCAGATCGGCGGCTCATCCCCCGCCGGCCTCAACAGTGGCGACGTGCGGAAGTACGACAAGGCGGCGCTCTGGGAGAACGCGATCACCCCGCGCCTGTCCCGGATCAGCGTGGCGATCACCGAAATCCTCGACACCTTCGAGACGATGCTGGGCTGGGCGCCGACCATCGAGTTCGACATCCCCGAGTTCGACGACGACTCGCCCCGCTACGACAAGGTCCAGAAGGCGCAGTTCATCGCCCTCACCAACGACGAGCGTCGCGGGCTCATCGGCTTCGATCCGCTCCCCGAGGAACTGATCGGACCGACCGGCAAGCCCCTCGGCGGCGAGGTCTGGACGGGGATCAGCATCTTCCCGGTCGGTGGACCGACCGCCGCCACCCCGAACTACATCCCGCGCAGCGTGTCCGTCCCATCATGGGCACCCGAGTCGGCGGAGATCGTCTCCAACGAGTCCACCCCGGCGCTGTCCCCGATCGACACCGCGAAGCCCGTCATGGCGCAACCGATGAAGGCCGACCCGCTGCCCCTTGACGCGGTGACCGGCGGGCCGCTCGCGGGCTACCAGCGGTCGATGCGTGCGCTGAAGCAGAACCTCAGCGCACGGGTGATCCCGCAGATGCGCGGTAGCGTGTCGCTCGTCCTCGATGCCCAGAAGCGCGACATCGCCGGGCGGGTGCGAGGCCAGTACGAGCGGATCAAGGCCAAGCCGTCCGATACGACGCTGTGGTGGCCGCCGAACGCCAAGTGGGACGAGGCGATGGTCGCCGCGATCAAGCCCGCGCTCCTCGGAGTGGCGGAGCACGTCCGCACCCACGTCGGGGATACGGTCATGCGCGGGCGCAAGGCCGATCCGCTCGTCGATAGCAGCGGCAACCCCGTCATGAACGGCGCGATCACGTCCGTCCTCACCCGCGGCGCGGCGAAGGTCACGGGCATCAACAAGACGACCCGCGACGGGATCAACGACCTCGTGGTTCAGGGCATCGAGCAGGGCATGGGCCCGGCCGAGCTCGGGGACGCCATCGAGGCGTGGTCGGGCTTCGACGAGTACCGCAGCGAGCTCATCGCCCGCACCGAGACTGGCACCGCGTACAACGCCGCCGCGCTCGGGTCGTATTCGGACTTCGGGATCGAGATGATCCAGGTCCTCGACGGCGACGGGGACGACATCTGCGCCCCGTGGGCCGACGTGACCGTGCCGATCACCGAGGCTCCCGACGAACTGGGCCATCCGAACGCGGTGCTAGGCGGATCGACCTTCATCCCCTACGGCGGGCTCTTGGAGATGCGCCGCGCGTGGTACGACGGGCCCGCCATGCGGGTGACGCTTGCGGGGGATCGGACGGTGACCATCGGGCCGAACCACCCGATGCTTGCCGAACACGGCATGACTCCGGCGCGTCTCCTGGAGGAAGGCCAGCAACTCGTCTATGACCTTCGCCACGATGACCTGCTCCGCGCGCTGCGCACCGGAGAACTGGAGCTCGAACAGGTTCCAGCGATCGAGCAGGTATTCGAGTCGATCCTTCCGGGCCGCCGCCACGTTCGTATTGCCGCCGCCGGTGACGACTTCCACCACGACGGAGTGTTCTGTCAGGGCGAAGTCGATGTTGTATGGCCCGCTGGGAAACTGGCGCAGGAATGGGACCTCGGCATCGCGGAGGAGAGCCGCGAACTGGTCCTCGCGGGTGCCGGTGCCCAACTGGCGACGGAAGCGCGCAAGGGCGCGTCGCTCCCGAGTAAGGAGCGAGTCCTTCTGGCCGCGTCTGGCGGCATGAGCGGCGCCGGTGCTGGTCACTTCGCACTCCTCCCGATCGTCGCCATCGAGGCGACCCACTGGATCGGCTGGGCCTATGACGCCTCCGCCGTAGATAGCCTCTATTGTAGCAGCGGCTTCGTGGTAACGAACTGTACCCGCGACTTCCTGCCAGTGATCTAGGGAATGCAATGGGCAACTCATCCATCACGAACAGCCCGTTCGGGGCCAACGTGAATGCGAGCGCAGGTTCCGACAATCCCAACGGCTACGGCGGTGATGTGGCTATCGGAGGTGCCACGTCGCCTAACGGCGTCAATGGGGCTCGGATCATTACGCAGGGCGGGGAAGGTGACGCAGCGGGGCTAGAGGGCGGTCTCATCGTCAAGAGCAAGGGGGGGACCGCAGGGGGAACGGGGCACTTCGCAGGGATCGGCCAAATCCTTGCCGGGGCGGACAGTCCCGACACGTCGGTCGGTGTGATGTGGCTGTCCGAAGTTCTCACCTCGGGTTCCGGGGCACCCGGCGCGACATTTACGAGCCTCCTCTACTTCGATACCGCCGCCACGACCGGCGGTCTGTACGCATGGAACGGTTCGGCCTACACCAAGGTCGGGCTGGCGACAACGTAGGAGCCTGACATGGCACAGATGACCAGCGCCGCCAAGACGATGCGCGAACTCAAGGCCGCACCGCTCACCAGCAAGGAGCTCAACTCGTGGCTGGCGGGTGAACGCTCCCGGCGGATCATGGTGATCCCCTTCGGCGGCCCCCTTCCCGGTGGCAAGTCGGGGCTCGACCTCGACGGCGACTACTTCGACGAGGCGACCGACCTCTACGGGCCGTTCCCGTTCCTCCGGGCCAACCGCGACCGGATCGTGGACTGGCACCACGACCAGACCGAGGGCGTACCGGGCTCCGTCCCCTCGATGAAGGGCGCGATCCTCGGGCGGATCACCCTCGACGAAGGCCCCTCGACGCTGGCCGCCGATGACGGCGACTACGAGGGCGTGGCCGCGGACTTCTGGGCGAAGGCGGGCGAGAAGCGGCTCGCGCTCATCAAGGCCCTCCAAGCACGCGGCACCGCGATCTTCGGCAGCTCGCAGGCCATCGGGAGCGCCATCCGCAAGGCGACCGACGGGCACGTCGAGCAGTGGCCGGTGATCCGCCACACCATCAGCACCTCACCGCAGAACATCTACGCCGTGGTCCCGTCCCTGAAGGCGGTGCTCTCGGCGGACCTTCCCTTCGACGAGGTTAGCGTCGCCGCCATCCGTGCGGCCGTCGCCGGCATCGACGACCTTGGCACCGACCTTCGGGAGACCTTGCGCGAGAGCGCCGGCGATCCCGCGGCGAAGGCCCGGCAACTCGATTACGACGCGGTGCTCACGGAAGTCGAGGCGCTGCTCGGCCGCTTGCAAGAGCGGTATCCAACCCTTCGAACATCGTAGGAGAACCAGTGTCCACACCCGAAGAGCGCATCGAGGCCCTCCTGGGCGAGATGCGAAAGGTCAATGAGCGGCTCGAAACCGCCGACGGGGACGGGGGCCGCAAGGCCGCCGCGCTCGATGGGCAGGCCGAGATCGCGGACAAGCTGACCGCCGCCGACGAGGACCGCGAACTCGCGGCGATCAAGGCCAAGCGGCTCGAAACCCTCGAAGCGCAGGTCGAGTCGATGGCTCGCCTGATGCACGACAACCGCTCCGCCAGCAAGGCGAGCATCGTCGGTGGCAGCCAGCCGGCCCCGAAGGGCCCGGTCGGCCTCCGCCCGCGTTCCGCCGTCAAGGCGTCCTCCTTCATGGAAGCGGCCTTCGAAGACGGCTACGAGGGCGGGACGTTCTTCGACGCCCTGCTCAACGCCCGCGGCGTCGGCTACGACGGTCACTTCGACCCGTCGCTGATGCAGACCGGCAAGGCCAGCCTCGGCAACCTGTCCCTCGGCTACTTCGACGGCCTGCCGTCGCTGTCCACCGCGGGTCAGGGCGTGTTCGACGCGAAGGCGTCGTTCAACAGCGACGGCTCGGTCAACAAGGCCACCCTCGGCACGACCGGCGCGGCCGGCGGGTTCGTCCTGCCGAACAACCTCGTCGATCGGGTCCTGAAGCCCGCCACCCAGCGGGCGGTCCTCCAGCAGCTCGTCACCGTCATCAACGGCGTGGCCGTCCGCGGTGTCGATCAGCCGTACCGAACCTCGGCCGCCCAGCGGGCGACGTTCCAGGACTGGGGCACCACCAAGACGAACGTGAACCTTGCCTACGGCACGTACAGCGCGTACCTCGGCACGATCGCGATCATCTACGACATCGGCAAGCAGTTCGCCCGGTTCAGCTCAGGCGCGGCCGAGCAGGATGTCATGGACGAAGTGACCCGAGGCATCATCCTCGGCGAGAACTACTACATGATCGCCGGTGCCGGCACGGGCACGGGCGGCTACACGGGCGACCCGACAACGGGCGTCTACACCGCCCTCAACTCGGGCTCCAACACTTACAAGACGGCGTTCGCGGCCGCGTCCAACTCCACCCTCGCCGGTTCGTTCGCATCGGCCCTGACCAGCGCGTCGTCTGCGCTGGCGAGCCGATCCCGAGAGCCCGAGGCGTGGGTCGTGGACTCGACCACGTTCTGGACCGCCATCGACCAGGGCTCCGACACGGCGGGCTTCTGGGTCAATCCAGCGGGTGGCCCGACCGGCTTCACCCGCACCGCTTCGGGCGCGCTCTCCTACTGGGGCGTCCCGGTCTACTACGACGCCAACCTCAACACCAACACCGGCACGACCAAGATCGCCATCGGTGGCGAGTGGTCGCAGCTCAAGCTCTACCGTGGCATGGAGCTCCGCATCGACACGTCCGATCAGGCTGGCACCCGCTGGGACCTGAACCTGATCGGCTTCCGTGGCGAGGAGGAGATCGGCTTCAACGCATCCTCGGCCGTGTCCGTGGGCGCTCTCCAGCTCATCACCAGCACCATCCCGTGACCTAGCGTGGGGGGAGGCTAAGTCCTCCCCCCACACCCGAAAGTAGTGCTCCCGTGGCAGACATCAAGCCGACAGGTTCCGAGAAGACCCCGACGGGGACGCAGTTCCCGACGAGCGACCTCCCCGGCACCGCCAACCCCAACCCGCCCAAGACTGACCAGCAGGGCATCAAGGGCGTGGGACCAGCCAGCGAGACCGGCTCCGTCAAGGAGTCCGAGGCCCCGCAGAAGTAACCTCGGGAGGATCGACCCGTGACCGTTTCCGTCGCCATGCTGGTCAAGGACCCGCCACTCGACCGCCTCGCACTCCAACTGGAGATGCTGCGGCCAGCCGTCCATGAGACGGTGATCGTGGTCGATGACCGCACGGCGCCGGAGACGGTTGCCACCATGTCCACCTGGCCGAACGTGACGCTCGTTCCGTTCGGCTGGGTGGACGACTTCGCCACCGCCCGCAACGCGGCGCTCCCGCACTGCACGGGCGACTGGATACTCCACCTCGACCCCGACGAGATGCCGTCGCTCGCGATGATCGACTTCATCCGGGCCGTGGATGCGTCCGAGGTCCGGGACACGACGTGGCAGGGCACCCCGCACGTCTACCCCCGCGCGTATCTCTTCTGGACGCGCAACTACTACGACGGGCGCCTCGACGACAACTGGGACGAGCAGGACTGGCACGTCCGGCTCTTCCGCCGCGAGGCTGGTCGGTGGTACAAGCCCATCCACGAGCAGGTGTCGATCTATGGCAAGCCCGAGGACCACCTCCGGGAGTCGCCGTATATGCCGAAGGCCCCCCGAGCAGCGTGGCTGATCCACTCCCGCGTGGCCGACTCGGCTGAGAAGATCGCCGCCTACGAGCGGATCGTGGTGAACGCGTGACGTACGATCCCGTCACCTACTGGACGGATCGGGGGAAGACCTTCGCGTCCGAGCACCCCGAGAACTGGAACGCGGAGGACCCCGCGCTCTCAATGCTGCTGGGGTTGATCCCGTTCGATACCGTGCTCGACCTCGGTTGCGGTTACGGGCGCATCGCCGCGAACATCGCCCGCCTCAACCCGATGGCCGCCTACACCGGGGTCGATGTCTCGCCCGACCTCGTGGCGACGACGCAGTCGCGGTTCCCCGACGCGGAGGTGATCTGCTCCGACCTCGCCATCTTCACCAGCGACCGCCAGTGGGACCTCGTGCTCGCCATCTCCGTCCTGGGCCACCTGCACCGCGAGGACGTGGGCGCGGTCCTCGACCGGATGCGGACGTGGGCGCGGCGGGATCTCGTGGTCATGGACTGGGACGAGACGGGGCAATCGACCGCCTACCAGTACGCCCACGACTACCGGGCGCTCATGCCCAACGCCCGACGGACGGCGGCGGGCAACCTCTCGATCTACCACGAGCAGTTCACATGATCGTCCTGGTGATCTACGCGGTGTCGGCGGTCATCGTGGGCATCGCCTACCTGCGAGCCGGCGATGACTGACGTCACGATCATCGTGGCCACCTACGACCGCCCGCGATGGCTGGCCGAGGAGCTGGAGAGCATCAACGTCGCCCGTGAGCGCACCGATGCCAGCATCCGGGTGCTGGTGGTCGATGACGCCGGGCTCTCGTCGGCCGAGGACACCGCGCGGCGGTTCGGGGCCGACTACATCCGCCGGGATGTCAACGGCGGGGTCGCTGCGACCCTCGCGGCGGGCTTCGAGGCGTCCGACTCCACGTATACGTCGTTCTGGGGCGACGACGACATCATGCTGCCGGACTGGTTCACCCTCAACCTCGCCGCGATCGAGGACGCCGACGTGGTGGCGAACTCGTACAACCTCGTCGGGCCGGACCTAGACTTCCGCCAGCCCTACATCCTGCCGCCCGTCACCTTCGAGGACCTGAAGGCCGACATCGTGGCGGTCAATGATGGCGCGCTCCTTCGACGTTCGGTGGCTGAGGGGCTTCTACGACCGGAGCGGGAGCGCGCCATGATGCTCACCCTCTGGCTGGCCCTCGCCTCGAAGGGCGCACGGTTCACGACGATCACCGAGCCGACGTGGCTGTACCGCCGCCACCACCAGAACATGAGCGGGCCGCTGCCGCTGGTCCGGGAGCCGCGGTTCGCGGAGCTCCGACGCGAAGCCATCGCGGAGTACGCATGACCGTCATGGTGGCGATCCCGTTCTACGGCTGCGCCGACTACATCGAGCAGGCGGTGCGCCACGTCCTCGCCCAGACCTACCGCGACCTCGTGTGCCTCGTCGCGGGCGACGGGGAGATGCCACCGCTCACGATCACCGACGACCGTCTCGCCGTGGTGACGTTCCCCGACAACCGGGGCGCCCCGTTCACGCAGCAGGCGATGCTCATGGGCAACCCCTTCGAGTGGTACGCCCCGCACGGGGCGGACGACTGGACCGATCCCGACTACCTCGCGAACCTCATGGCGATTGATGGTCCCGCGAAAGCCTCGGGCGCAGTCTGGTGGCACTACCCCGACTCGATGCACCTGCGCACGAACGATCGGGCGATGGTGGAGTTCGGCGTCTTCGATGCCGAACTCCTGCGCTCCGTCGGCGGCTATGGGGCGGATCGACGATGCGGGCAGGACACCCTGCTCTTCGAGGACATCCTGCCGCACTTCGCGCCGATCAAGTGGAACACCATCCCCGGCTATCACAAGCGCATCCGCGAGGGCTCGCTCACGCACGATCCAGCGACCGGCTTCGGCTCCGCCTACCGGGCGGAGGTCGTGGAGCACAACCGGGCCGTCGCCGAGCAGTGTGCGGGCTACGGCTGGGACGCCGATCGCATCCGGGCGTTCCGTGCCGGGCTGGTCGAGGACCGTGACGCGTTGACAGAACGCACCGCGACGATCCGGGCGGCGCTGTCGTGAAGATCCTCTTCTTCTCGCAGACCGTCGATACCGCGGGCCTCGGGATCGGGATGAAGCGCGCCTTCGACCAGTACGGCGGGGAGCACTCCGCGCGCCACGTCCGGTGCGAGAACTCGTGGCTCGACTACGGCTGCGACATCCAGTGGAACCGCGACGACCCCAACCAGACCGCCGAGGTCATGCGCCTCTGGACCGAGGCGGATTGCGTCGTCCTCATCGAGCGCCCCCTCGCGGCGAGCCTGTTCCCGCCGCACCCGAACCTCATCGTCTGGCACCTCGGGACGTGGTACCGACGCCAGCCCGAGCTCGTCCACTCCCAGTGCCAGGCTATCCACGCCCGCGAGGTGGTGGATATGCACGACCTCATGCGCTTCGGCGTCGAGGATTGGCTGCCGGACGTCATCGACCCCGAACCTCTAGCCGCGCTCCGTGCCGACCTCTATCATGCATCTGACGTGGTGAGGATCGCCCACGCCCCAACCGACCGGGCAATCAAGAGCACGGACGTGATCGTGGACGTGGTGGACCGACTCTCGCAGAAGTACCCGATCACCTTCGACCTGATCGAGCGCGTCCCGAACGCCGAATGTCTCCGAAGGAAGGCGACCGCCGACATCTTCATCGACGAACTGACGCTCGGCTACGGGCTCAACGCCCTGGAGTGCTGGTCGATGGGCATCCCCGTCGTGTCCGGCATCGCCGATCCCGAGACGGAAGGGCGGATGCTCCGCGACTTCGGGCGTCTGCCGTTCGTGAACGCCACCCGTGCGACCCTCGAAACCGAAGTCGAGGCACTGGTCCGCGACGAGTACCTGCGCCACAAGTGGGGCGGCATCGGGCAGGAGCACGTCGAACGCTTCCACACCCCGCAGGCGCTCGTGGCACGCATGGTCGCCTGCGCGGAAGGAGTGCTCGTGTGAGGCTCCTGTTTTGTGGGGACAGCGCGGCGACTGGCTTCGGCAACGTCACCCGCGACCTCGGCTCCGCACTGATCGCGGAGGGCGTGGACGTCCGCTTCATGTCGATCAACGAGCAGCCCGGCACGGACCTCGGCTACCCCTTCGAAGGCAGGACCGCCGACCTCGGCATCCCGTCCGGCTGGCTGGTGTCGGGTCCCGAGAGCCACCGCGAGGCGCTGGCAGCGGCCTACGAGAAGATCACGGGGATGTTCACGGGCGGCCTCTTCGCGGATGGCTGGCAGCCGACCGCCGCGATCATCCTCGGGGATATGGGCTCGCTCGACATCAGTCCCGTGGTCGATCTCATCCCCGACGGCTTCCCCGCCGTCCACTACGTCCCCATCGAGGGCGTCGGGCTCCCTCCTTCGTGGGGGCGTACCTGGGCGAAGCTCCCGCCCGTGGCGATCAGCGAAGCCGGGGCGACGGAGATTGAGCGCGTCACCGGCAAGCGCCCGCCGGTCATCTACCACGGCGTCGATACCTCGATCTTCCACCCGGTCTACCCGTGGTCGCCCATCGTCATCGACACGGGGACCAAGAAGATCAAGCTCCGCAGCAAGGCCGACTGCAAGCAGTTCGTCCACGCCATGATCGACCCCGGACCCGACCCCAGCCACGTCTGGCTGTACCGGGCCGACCGCCTCATGCCGCGCAAGGGCTACCCCTCGCTCCTGCGGAGCCTCGCGCCGGTCCTGCGCTCGCATCCGAACGTGTCGGCGCTCTTCCACTGCCGCGACCACGACGAGGGGATGCCGGCGGGGATCGGCCACGAGTTTTCCAAGTACCCCGACCTCCGGGGCAGGATCGGGCTCACGATGCAAGGTGGGAAGGTCAGCCGGGACGTGCTGGCGATCCTCTACAACGCCGCGGACATCTACGTCAGTAACTCCGCCGAGGGCTTCGGGCTCACCATCGCGGAGGCGATCGCCTGCGGCACCCCGGCGGTGGGGCTGGACTTCTCCGCCGTCCCCGAGGTCATCGGGCCCGCCGGCGTCACCGTCTCGGGTGGCCTCATCGACAACCCGTACTCGTACTTCTGGGCCCTCGCCAACGAGCGCGAGTTCGGGGCTGCCGTGGCTTCGCTCGTCGAGGACACCCCCGGCCGCCAGGTCATGGGCGGCAAGGGTCCCCTGCACGTCAAGACGAACTTCGCATGGGCGGACAAGGCCCGCCAGTTCATCGAACTGCTCTCGCCCGCACGCGTGGAGATAGCCGCATGAGTCTCATCATCAGCACCGATGGGGTCCGCGAGTACCTCCGGCTCAACACCCCCGGCTCGACCTCGACGTACTCGGACGCGACGATCGGCAGCAACATCCGCGCCGCAACCCGCTTCCTCGAACGCCGGACGGGGCGCTTCTTCCTCGACCGCCCGCAGGTGACGTGGACGATCCCCGGCGCGACAATGCTCCAGGCGCAGGTCGCGATCCCCGGCTTCCGCCAGTTCACCGCGGTGACGTGGGGCGGCTCGTCCCTCACGGTGGGCTTCGCTCCGGGTGGTAGTGCCTCGTGCTGGGCGATCCCCGACGCGCTCAATACCGGCGTCTACGTGGCCTTGCAGTTCCGGGCATGGCGAGCCGACAACGACCGCCCGTGGTGGCTCGCGAACCCCAACTGGTTCGACCAGCTCAACGACTCCCCGTACTACCCCGGCAACCTCGGGGGTGGGTTCGCGTGGACGTCGCTCCCGGACGACCTCGTGATCGTCGGGGACGGCGGCTACGACTCGACCGTCGCCATCGACACGGCACCCGGCTACCCCGAGGACTTCACCCATGCCCTCAAGGTGCTGGCGGCCTTCTACACGATGCGCCCGGCCTCGATCCTCGCGGACGTGGCGATCACCCCCGCCGGGGGAGTGCTGAACTACACCTCCCTCCCCGCTGAGGTCGTCGCGTTCATCGCGGACAACAAGATCGGCGGACAGCAGGCCGTGAGCGTCTAGATGCCGACCTGCATCGTCTGCCATCGCAAGGCGCGACTCGTCCAGATGCCGCTGATTGGGCGTTCCCTGTGGCTCTGCCGCGTCCACGGCCCGGCGCAGATGATCGCGACCATGCGGGGGCTCATCGCTCATGGCTAACCTGCGGGGATACGAGCAGCTCATGGCGCGCTTCAAGGCGCTCAACGGCGCGGGCTCCAAATCGCTCATGGGCACGCTCGGAATGGCCGCCGTCAGCGAGTCGAAGCTCCTCGAAGCGCCGCACCGGAGGACCGGCAACCTCGGACGAACCGTCCACGTCGCGGCCGTCACGGCAACGTCCGTGACCATCGAGGCGTCGGCCAACTACGCGGCGGTCTTCCAGTTCGGCTCCAAGCCCCACACGATCACCCCGAACGCGGCAAAGGCGCTCCGCTGGGCGGGAACGGGCGGCGCGAGGCTCACGGGCACCCCGACGAAAGCCGCGCAGCGGAGCGGCAATCTCCACTTCGCCAGGGTCGTCCACCACCCCGGCACGAAGCCCTACCCGTTCGTCATCGAGGGCAGCAAGGCCGCCGTGCAGAAGTCCGGCGCCGATACCATCGTGTCGATCTGGAATAGCGCCGCCTGATGCCGTACTCACCCGTCGTCCCGATCACGAAGTGGGAGACGAACCGCCAGGACCTCAACGACGCCCTGACGGCGATGATCGCCGCGTTTCAGGCGGTCGTGCCGAACGTCATCCGCGTCCAGTATTCCGAAATCCCCGCGTCCATGACCGGCGAGGTGCCGCTGGTCTACCTCGACGCGATCACCGAGACGATCCTCCACGACAAGGGCCTTCGGGGCACGACGTACTCGGGTTCGATCGGGTACATCGACACCTCCCCCGACAACGAGGAGGCGAACACCCGCGCCAACATCTTTGCGGACTATATGCGCGAGCTCTTCACGGCCAACGCGCGGGTCCTCACCAACGGCATCCTTCAGCAGACTCGTCTCGCTGAGGCGCCTGCCAGTCAGGGTCCCCTGACCGGCTTCATGCATCTCGTGCTCGACTTCGAGTACGTCGTTCAACAGGGGCGAGACTAATGCCCGGAAAGGACAACGCGCACCCATGACCGTTGCAGCACTGCCGGGCAACGTCCGGCTTCGAGCGTTTCAGATTGGAAAACAGACGACCTTTGGCACCCCCGTCGTCGCCACCCGGCGCTTCGGGCTCTCCTACGCGCCCACCCTCGACCCGCACTGGACGTTCCCGACCAGCGACACCGGGACGCTCGACAACGCGCTGGCCCCGTACCGGATGGCGACGGACATCACCGGCGCCGCCACCGGGCCCACCGCGTTCGACGACCTCCCGTACTCGTTCGGGGCGCTCATCAAGGGCGGCATCACCCCGGCCGCGCACGTCTGGACCTACACCCCGGCGTCCACCAGCCAGGACATCTTCGAGCTCTTCTCCGGCGAGTGGGGCGATGACGTCGCCACCGACAACTTCAGCTATGGCGACGGGGTCCTCGACTCCCTCGTGCTCACCTACCCCGAGGACCTCGGGCCGATCCAGACGACGGCCAACTGGCGCTTCGGGTCGGTCGTCTACCCCCAGACCAAGCAGGCGCTCTCGGTCGATGCCTCGCCCGTCTGGGCCTACGCTGCCGACACGAAGCTCTTCTTCAACGACACCGCGGGCGCCATCGGGACCACGGCGCTCACGAACACGATGCACTCGGCCACGATCACGATCAACAACGCACTCGACGTGAAGCGCTTCTCCAACGGCTCCAACACCCGCTTCCAGGTGGCGGGCTACGGACGCGGCGCCCGCACGTTCGAGGCGCAGTTCAAGTTCGCCAAGTCCACGGCTGGCGTGGCCGAGGCGGCCAAGTGGCTGAATACCAACGCGACGGAGCGGTTCGTGTCGGTCGAGACGACCTCGGTCACGAACGTCCCGACGACCTCCACCCCGTACAGCCTCGTCCTCCGGTTCGGCGGCTACTGGTTCACCCGAACCGAGTCCACCTACGGCACCGCCAACGCGACCATCGACCTCGTGTGCCGGGGCGTCCTCGACCAGACGTTGACGTACCCGTTCACCGCCGTGGTGACGAACAACCTCAGCGCGTACTAGGAGCCACCGATGATTGACACCGCTGGGGGATCGACCAGCGCCACCCCTGACGGGGAGGCCGCGATCCCGGCCTCCCCGTCGCCTCACGTCGTCCACGTGGCGTGCCCGTGTCCGGGAACCCCGCATCCCTACGACGTGGTGACCCTCCGCCCGGTGGTCACGAACCGGATGGGCATGGCGACCTCCACCGTCCTCCGCCTCGCGGCGGGCGATGAGATCGCCATGCAGTCCGAGCTCGGGCTCGTCTTCCTCCGCTACGGCATCGCCCGCTGGACGTTCACGGATCGAACGGGCCCGGTCGAGATCGGGGAGCCCGTCGATACCGCCCTCGTCGAGCGATGGCTGCCGTTCGGTCAGGGGGGCTTCGAGGTCCTGGAGGCCGCGAACGCGCTCTACGGCGAAGACGTGTTCCGCCCTTTCGTCAGGAAGTTCTCGACACGCTCGCCGGATGGTCCCGCGCCTACCTCGACATCAGCACCGAGCAACTCTGGCAAGACGCCCCCGAGGCGCTCGAAACGATCATCGGGGCGACCTTCGGATGGGAAGCTGTCCGTGGTCCGCACCGTATGACCTTCGCCGAGATGCGCCTCGCCCTCCAGTACCTCGCCGAGGAACGGATCGGCGCTGCCCGCTACCGCGCGGCAGTAGAGGCGCGGGCGCAGGAGGATGCCCTCGCGGCGGCGGCAGTAGGAGCGGCTGATGGCATTCGCTGACACCGCCAAGCTCGCGGTCCACCTGTCGCTGGAAGGCAACTTCCAGAGCCAGATCGGCAAGGCCGAGTCGAGCCTTTCGCACCTCAACGCAACGATCGGCAAGACCGCCTCCAAGATCGGCAACGATCTCGGAAAGGGTATCCGCACGTCCGCGCAGAACATCGAACGCTTGACGTTCGTGGCAGGCGGCCTCGCCATCGGCGCGGGGGCGGCGGCGGTCAAGTGGGCGGGCGACTTCCAGGCCCAGCTCAACACCATCAACACCATCGCCTTCGCCACGCCCGACGCCCTCAAGGCGATCGGCGACGGCATCCGCAACGTGGCACGCACCTCCGGCCAGGACCTCGGGGACCTGACCGGCGCCTACTACGACCTCCTGTCCGCCGGTATCAAGGTCGCGGACGCGCAGACCATCCTCGACCAAGCCGTCACACTGGGCATCGGAGCCCTCGGCACGACGACCGAGACGGTGGACCTCCTGACCACGGCGGTCAACGCCTATGGGCTCGATGCAGCAGGGTCCGCCAAGGCGACGGATATGTTCGCGCAGGCCGTTGCCGACGGCAAGGTCAAGGTGTCGGAAATCTCGGCCACCTTCGCCAACGTCGCCTCGATCGCCAAGGCCGCGGGCATCGGCATCGACCAGATCGCCGCCGCCTACGGCGACCTCACCGCGCAGGGCGTCCCGGCGGCCGAGGTCACGACCGAGATGAACCGGGCGATCGTGGAGCTCATCAAGCCGAACAAGGACCTCATCGACCTCCAGAAGACGACCAAGACCAACTTCGCTGACATGGCGCGGGAGAAGGGCCTCGTCGTCGCGCTCGAAGCGATGCGCGTCGCTGCCGACAAGGCCGGGGTCCCATTCCAGACCCTGTTCGGACGCCTCGAAGGCTACAAGTTCGCCCTCCAGACCACGGGCCCGGCCTTCAACAACTACATCGCCGAGCTCGGTCGGGTGGATGACTCGACGGGCATGGCCGCGAAGCAGGCCGCCGAGCGGCAGCAGGGCTTCAGCTACCAGTTAGACCGGCTCAAGGCGAACGTCCACGACGTCGGCATCACCATCGGCAACTACCTCCTCCCGCCCCTCGCGGACCTGTCGAAGGAACTGGCCGACTTCCTCGCAGGTCACCAGGACGAGCTCAAGAAGTTCGGGGAGAACCTCGGCTCAGGAGTCCGGGACGCGGTGAAGTGGTTCAAGTCACTCGACTGGAACGCCATCGCCCTCGGACTCAGGACCGCCGCCGGGTTCGTCCAGTCGCTCGTCGGGGCTTTCGGCGCCCTCCCCACCGAGACGAAGGGGCTGCTGCTCGGGTTGTACGGCCTCAACAAGCTCTCGGGCGGGGCGGTCATCAATATCGGGGTGGATCTGCTCAAGGGCGCGGGCGGCGGCCTCTTCCAGCAGTTCCTCGGCCGCGGCTCACCCGCGAACCCGATGTGGGTCACGTCGGTCGGCGGGCTCGGTGGCGGTGCCGCCGGCGGGCTCGGTGGGGGCCTCATGAAGGTCGCGGCGGCGGGTGCCATCACCGGACTGGCGCTCGGAGCCGTCTTCGAGACACAGCAGGCGATCAGCGGGCAATCCAGCGCACAGGCGAAAGACATCCACTCCACCCTGACCAAGAACCTCCCGACCGCTTCGGACGCCGACCTCCGCACGCAACTCGCCGCGATCGACACAGGCATCGAGAAGATCACCTCCAACCCGCTCATGGTCCTCGTCCAGGGGTCGGCGCTCGACGAGCTCAGGTCGATGCGGGAGGACGTGGCAAAGCAACTCCAAGGAGCCGGCAAGCGGGCCGATGACCTCGCCCTTCCCTCGACGATTACGGACCAGCGGCAAGGTGACACCCGCGAGAACAATCGCATCCTCCGCCAGACCGGCCAGACGACCGCGAGCAAGATCGACTACGCCAAGGTCGCCACGACCACGAAGATCGACACCACGACCAAGGCGGTGCAGACGAGCCAGAACGCCATCGTCGCGGCGATCCAGGCGCTCGCCAAGGCGATGCACATCACGATCGGCGTGGCGAACGTCACGACGAAGGCGGCGCTCAAGGAAGCCTATGGCACCGGGTCCACCGTCAACCGGGGCGGCATGGTGGCCTCGTGAGCCAGACGTTCAAGAGCAACGGGGTCAGTCTCGGGCAAGCCGCCGTCCGGCTTGGGCAGGAGCCCGGCTGGACGGAGATGGCCGACAACGGGGCGGTCGGGACCTCGACGATCATCATCGACAACCCCGCAGGCTCGGTCACGGTCGCGGCGTGGAAGACCTTCTCGGTGGACGAGGGCCTCATCTCAGGCAACACCCGGACCTACACCGGGACCGCCGTGAAGCGCGTCTTCCGGCGCGGGACCGGCCCCCGAACGTCGATCCGTACCGGGGCAGGGAACGAGATCGAGGTCGATGTCAACGACCTCAACGAACGGCTCGCCCGGCACATCATCACCGGCACCGATGGCGTCCGCCCCGCCGAGACCGTCTCAGCCCGGATCACCTGGATACTCGCCTCCACCTACCTCTCGGGGCTGGTGGCCAACAACGGCTTCGTCGCGGCGTCCACGGTGGCGCTCGATGCCAACGACTACACCGGCCAGAACACGTCATCGGTGATCGCGGACTGCGCCCTCGCGGCGCACTTCAACCACTTCGTGTACGCCGACCCGGCGACCAACGTCCCCTCGCTCTGGTTCGATGACTCGAACACCTCGACCAACTACGACTCGGGGATGGCGATCAGCAATGTCCTGACGGATATCAACCAGGCGGCGGTCGATGCGGGCACCGCGTCGGTCTTCTGGGCGCATCCCGACTGGTCGGCGGAGTACGACCCCACCCGCGCCTACTCCGGGGTGTACCTCCCGTACGCGAAGGGCCACGTCTACCTGACCAACTCCACGATCAGCAGCAACTTCACCGCGCGGGACGGTTCGGCCCCCAACGCCAACGTCCAGAGCGATGCCGCGGCGACGGTTGTCGCGAACAACTTCCTGACCGACAACGCGACCGAGGACATTCGGATCAACTGCACGATCCAGGTGGCGGCCAAGCAGGCGAACGCGATCCGAGCCGGGCAGCTCGTGCAGTACAAGAACACCGCGCTCCCCGATTACGTGACGTACAAGCCGTTCCGGGTTCTCCAGCGGTCCCTCTCCCAGCCGGACGAGACGGACCAGTATTACGCGATGCCGTTGGTACTTTCGCCAGCCACTCACGTGGCCGCGTTCGTTCAGCACGTCATCGGGCAGACTGACGTCGCTATCGGGGTCACTGTGGACTTCGCCTCCCCCGTCACGGCGGGCAATCTGCTGGTCATTGCGATGGCACGACGCAATCAGGGGAACCTCTCCAACATGGAGACATACCTCAATGCGATCAACCGCGACAACCCAGTGGGTCCTGCTCGTAGTTTCACCCCTTTCGGGGCGCCGACATCCTCGATCATTCGGGCTGGCGACATTGCCGGACCAGACGGCGCAGTCGTCGGGTATCGGATAGCGACGGGCGACGAGCAACATCTCTACGTGTCGAACACCCGTCTCCAGTTCACGATCTGGGAAATCTCCGGGGCGGACTATACGGGAGCACAGGTCGTGGCCCTGTCATCGCAGGCTGCCTCGGTCGGCAAGAGTCTGGGGTCGTTCGGGACGCCCACGAATATCCAATGCTCGATCTTCCTGCTTGACACCGGATCGAGCGGGACGCAGACCAATGGAACGGGCTGGACGGTCACGCAGCAGACCGTGAACAGTGCCGGACACCCCGCCTCCTATCAGATGCAGGCCACTACCAACCCGGTCATTCAGGTCAGCGGGGCCTCTGTCGAATGGGGTGCTATGGCCGTGAGCCTTCCGAACGCATGAAGGTCGCCAACTACGGCTGGGACCACCCGCACGCCATCGTCCGGGGACGCGTGGCTGGTACAGCTGCGGTCGGAACCGCTTCGCTCACGACCCTCGCGCTGGTCACGATCACCCCCACGGCCCTCGCCGCGAACACCGACAACTGGAACCCGACCGGGCTCAGCACCGCCGACATCATCCGTCTGTCGTCCTCGGCGGCCTACAACCTCACCGGCATCGTCGCTCCCGTCACGGACCGCATCCTGATCCTCGACAACATCGGGACGTTCACGATCACGCTCAAGCACAACGTCACCTCGACGGCGGCCAACCGCTTCCTCCTGCCGGGCGACGTTGACCTCGCACTCTCCCCGGATACCAACGTGTGGCTCCAGTACGACCTGACCTCGGCGAGATGGCGAGTCATCGGGGGATCGGGCGGCATCCCTGCCGGGACGTATGTCCTGACGATCGAGGGCGGCCAGGAGACGATCAACCCCATCGGTTCCGTGGGTGCGACCACCACCGTTGATCCGACGCTCGGGAACGTCGTCACCCTGACCTTGACAGCGAACCTGACGATCACAATGGGCGCTCCGGTCGGCTCGGGGTCGGCCTCGATGGAGTTCTGGGTCACCGAGAACGGGACGGGCGGCTGGACGGTCGCCTTCGCGGGCTCCGTGACGGTTCAGGGGACGCACGACACGACCCTCGGAACGACGCAGCGGGCGATCATGGAGAGCATCGACGGCGGGACGAACTGGGTCTGGGCGTGGGCGGGCGGGGGGGTCGCTGGTGGCACTCCGGCCCTGACGTTCTCCACGACCAACAGCACGGGCTCCGCGACGACCGGCGTTCTCACTGACGCGACGATCGCGGTTTTCGATGCCACGGTGCCGACGACGCAAGCCTTCGGGGATGCGGCGGCCACGGGCTCGGCGGGCAAGGCAGCGCGGCGCGATCACCTCCACGGGATGCCGGCGGCGCCTGCGAGTAGTGGTGAGGTGTTGATGGTGGACGGGATCGTCTCTCCGCCGGAACCCATGACGCTTGAGAACGGCACAGATTGGCTTTACGGCGGCTAGACGATGACGACACGACAGTACGCCACGCTCGGAGGGGACGGTATCCTCACATCCGCGCAACGACCGGCGGCAGCTGGGTTGACGAAGCTCACAGCACAGACGATCCAGATCACGCAGACAACAATCGCGCACGGGTTATCTGGTACGCCCACGGTGGTCATCATCAGCCCGCGTGGTGTCTCGTTCGTCTATGAGAGCCAAGCGGCCGATGGCACAAATGTCTACATGACGGCAGCAGGGATCACGACCTGCGATATCTACGTGGCCCTGTAGGAGACTCTGATGGCGATTGGCAGCAATAACCCGTTCCCTTCGGTCCTCGTTGTCGAGGGGAGTGCGCCCGCCGCACCGGCTGCCGGGCAGGATCGAGTTTACGTTGACTCTGCGGACCACCTGCTCAAATGGAAGGACTCGTCGTCCGTCGTCCGCCTCGCCACCGGCCAGCCGTTGGGGCTGACGGGCGCCGTCTCCGCGACGCGCTACGTCGGCGGCACGGCCTCGGTCGCCCCGACGACCGGCACGTTCGCGGTCGGTGACTTTGTCATCACCCAGGCGGGCGGCATCTACATCTGCACCGTCGCGGGGTCGCCGGGGACGTGGGTCGCCGTGTCGGGCTCGGGCATGACGAACCCGATGACGACCACTGCCGACATGATCTACTCGTCGTCAGGCTCGACCCCGGCGCGGCTGGCGGCTGGTGCGGCTGGCGGCGTCGTGGCGATGGGCAACGGCGTACCGATCTGGAACGCCGGCACAGCTTTCCCGGCCTCCAAGGCTACGAACGACCGTTACTGGCGGACCGACCTCGGGCTCGAGTTCTATTGGGACGGCACGCGCTGGCTCTCGACGACGCTCTATCGGGAGAGCCTCACGATGCCTGTCGCGCCGCAGACGGCCTTCTCGGCCGCTGCGAGTATCGGACGCTGGACGCCGTGGGCGGCTGACTTCGACCTCTGGCTCGTTAACTTCTACCTCTCGACCTACGTCGTGACGACGAATAACGGCACCAACTTCTGGACGGTCAGCGTCGTCAAATATCAGAGCGACTTCTCGACCTCCTCGACGCCTGCGACGCACAACACCAGCGCAGACGCGGCGAACACGGTTATCAAGTCCGTCACGGCCATTGGGGCGCTTTACACCCCCGCGACGTATCCGATCGTCCAGCTCGAGGCAGCCAAGACGCTCTCACCCGGCGTGCTCTCCACGCCCGCAGCGGCAATGTCGTACCGCCTGGTCGGGGTCTAGATGTGTCCCTTCGCAAGCTCCTCATGCTCGCTGGTGGCGGAGGTTTCACTGCCGTGAGCGGCATCCCGATCATCAACGTCAAGGACTACGGCGCCGTCGGGGACAACTCGCACGACGACACGGCTGCGATCAACGCGGCCATCGCGCAGTTCAACTCGGCCTCGCCCGCCGTGCCCCTCTACTTCCCGACCGGCCACTACAAGATCACGAGCAACCTCACGACGATCACCTCGTCCGGCATGATCTTCGGCGCTGGGGTCATCCCCGGCCAGGACACAGGGGCCGGAAGACTGGGTTCGACCGTCATCCAGTACGACACCGGGACCGGGACCGCCTTCACGATCACGAGCGCCGATCTCCTCATCGAGGATCTCGTGATCCGCAACAACAACGCTACGACCCCAACAGCCGGGGCCGGGATCGCCTACACCCGCGCCGCGACGATCGACCAGAAGGGCGTACTCGACCTCACGAACGTCATGGTGGACGGCTTCTACGACAACGTGGACCAGCAGGGAGGGACGTTCTGGACGTTCCTCAAGTGCCGCTTCTTCAACGCCGTCCGCTACGGCATCCGCATCCGCAACCTCTCGAACCCCGACTGGGGTATGTGGTCGATCAACAACTGCTACTTCCTGACCTACAGCCGCAGCTATGCGACGGCGGCGTTCATCCGCCTGGAGTCGTCGGGCGGCGGGAAGATCACGGCCTGCAACTTCATTGCCACCATCGGGCTGTGCGACCGTTACCTCGACATCGTGGGCGATGGCTCAACATCCTCGCTCGTTGTCTCGAACTGCGCTATGGAGGCTTGGGGGATCGACGCCATCCGATCGACGGGAGAGTGGGGGTCGCAGATGTTCAGCAACATCGAGATGGCGATGTATTCGCCCACGGCCGGCTACGCCTTCAATCTCTCAGGCAACCACGACGTCATCATCAACCAGATTGCCTTCGCCACGAACGTCGTCCCGGCCCCGGCGAAGGCGATCAACTCCAGCTCGATGACCCGCCTGGTCGTCGGCGGTGAATGCACGAACAACGGCTACACGTCGATCACATGACCTTCGACTGGTCGATCCTCGCCGGTCCTACTATCTCTTCGAGGAGATGACGTGCCTGAGCCTGACGATGCCCACCTCGGGGGTTTGGCGGCGCTGCTCACCGAGCGGATCGACCACGCGAGGGACGAGCTCAGAGAGCGGATGGACGGCCATTGGACCCTCGATGACGAGCGGTGGAAGGCGCACGACGCGCTCCACATCGAACTCCGCGAGTCGCTGCGGGAATACAAGGTGAGCAGCAACGAGTGGCGCCAGACCCTCAACGACCTCTCGGCGCGGATGCTCACGCGGACGGAGTACGAGGCGAAGCACGGCGCCCTCGAAGACCGGATCGAAGTGCTGGCGAGGACCCTCGACCAGCGGGTCTCCGCCGTCAACGACCGGCTCTCGGAGAAGATCGAGCCGCTGAAGGACGCCCGGATCGGGGCGGAGGTCGAGCGGCGCACGACCCGGACGGTCTTCAGTGACCTCCGGGTGACGATCCTCCTCGCGGCCTCGATCATCGGGGTCCTCCTCGCCATCGCCACCTACGTCGCGGCGCATCCGTGAATGTCACCGGCACCGGACTTCCCACCGTACACCTGCCCCGGCTACGAGGGCCTGTGGTATCGGTGCCCGGTCGTCACGGCGCCGCCGGACCACACGGCCATGATCGGCGCGGCGGTCCTCCTCATCGTCTGTTGCGCGGTGGTCGGGATCGCTATGCTCGTCTGGTTACTGTGGGGAGATTGACATGACGCTCTTCGGCCTCGACGTGGCGATGTACCAGGGGCTTCCGAACTACGCGCAGGTCGCGGGTTCGGGGATCACGTTCGTCGTGGCGAAGGCTACGGAAGGCACCGGGTACATCGACCCGAAGTACGCGGCCAACGCCGCGGCCATCCCGGCAGCCGGACTGATCCCCGGCTCCTACCACTGGCTCATCGCCGGCGCAGCCGCAGCGCAGGCCGACCATTTCCACGACATCGCCGGGCCGGGGATCGTCATGCTCGACATCGAGGACCCCACCAATACCCCGACGACCGCCGACGTGGACGCGTTCGTCGCCCGATGGCGCTCCCTCGACACCCGGACGCTGCTCATGTACGGCGGCCGGTACGGGCCGCTCGGCAAGACCACGACCTCCGCGGATGGGCCGCTGTGGCTGGCGGACTACGGCGCGAACGCCGCGGGTGATCCTGCGTCGGTCTACGCCGGGCGCGGAGGAGACGCAGCGGCGCAGTGGACGCGGGGCTTCAACGGCTGGACCGGACCCACGATCTGGCAGTACGGCTCCAAGGGCGCGGTTCCGGGGATCGCGGGCAACGTGGACCTCGATGCGTTCCGGGGCACGCTCGATGAACTGAAGGCCCTCGCGGGCATGGAGGTAGAAGTGCAGCTCGATCCGTCCATCCTCACCAGCGGGGTAGCCGACTTCACGCCCGGCGCGACGGTCTACCGGGATGCCGCGCGGACGGTCGTCTTCGAGGCGAACTGGGGCGGCGGCGTCTCGATCGGGGTGGTCGGGCTCGATACCGCGAACGCGCAGCACTTCGCGTCACCGAACGTCTGCGTCAACCTCTACGAGCCGACCCCGCCGAACGCCCGGGCGCTCGTCTACGTCGGCCAGGATCACATGACAAACTATCGCCCTCGGCCTCCGTTGACAGCGGACCCGGCGGCCATCGAGACGGCCCGCAAGAACGGGTACAACGCCGGGATCAGTGCGGTCCAACAGGCCGCGTTATCCGTCAAGCCGGTCTAGGGAGGGAACAGATGCTCAATCGCCTCGTTGTCGCCGTCGTCATCGGCGTCGTGGTCGGGCTGGTGTGCCTGCTGCTGGGCAGCCTGCTCGCCACCATCGGCATCCCGTTCGTCGTCACGATCGGGTCGTTCCTCGTTCAGTGGGCGTGGGTCCTCGGACTCCTGGCTGCCCTCTACTCATTCTTCACCGGGCGCACGACGCTCACCCCATAGGGAGGGATCATGATCCTCGGTAGGCCGACCAACCTCATCGTCGGCGCGTTCACGGCGCTCCTCGGTGCCGTCGTGGTCATCCTCGGCGTGCTCCCCAATCCCATCGTCATCCCCTCCGCCGCGGTCGGCGCGGTGACGCTCGCCTTCGGCGCTCTCGTGGCGCTGATCGCCAACCAGCCTCCGAGCCTCAACATCGGCGACACCTTCACGACCGTCACCCCGAAGGGCCAACCCAACTACGTCACGACCGTGGCGACCCCCCCGGCAGCGGATCAGGCGCCGGTCCCCGTCACGGCTCCGCCCGCCCCGTAGCCTCTCCCAGTGCCCGGCCCCGTCCTGTTGCCCCCGTGGCAGGACGGGGCCTTTCTGTTGCCCTCATCCGCGCTGGAGCGCCTTCAGTCGGCGACGGGCGACTTCCCGTTCTCGCAGTCCCCAGAGCACATAGCCCCGTAACGAGTCGCGGAGGGACATCAGTTCCGTGTCAGACCAATCCGGCATCTCGATCTTCCGGCGGTAGCGTCGGGCGAACTTCCGGGCGATCCGTCGGCGCCTGTCTCCTAGGGTATGGTCATAGACGGCGCCCGCTAGGGAGTTGCACTCGCGGCAGCAGGGGACGACCATCCGGTTGACGTGTACACGCACCGTGTATAGGATGACTGCCGTGATGACCCTTCAGGAAGCCGCCGCGAGTCTCGGGCTCAAGCCCGCGACCCTTCGGCACCAGATCAGGAACGGACGCCTCCGGGCACGGAAGGTGTCTCGGGACTGGTACGTCGCGCCCGAGGAAGTCGAGCGGTACCGGACCGAGGTCAAGACGAAAGGGGACCAAGCATGAACCGCCGCTGTAACGACACGTTCCGAGGCGACCGCTGCGAGCTGCCGGCGACCCCGGAGCACGACCAGCATCGACGGGGGAGCCACACGTGGGGCTTCACGGATGCCCGCCCGGAGTGGCGGAAGCGCATGGACCGGATCGGGCTGCCCGCGAAGGTCATGCCGCTATGACCCCCTCGATCCGCACGATGCCGACCATCGAGGCCACTTGGAATGACATCGCCCGCGAGTGGGCCGTGGCCCTTCCCGGCAACCTCACCCTCCGGGCGCAGGACGAGGGGGCCGTGGCGCACCTCGTCTCGAAGTACGCGCCGGGCTCCGCGATCCGCTGGATCAGGATCACCGAGGCCGAGCACCGGCTACTGGACGGCAATCGATGAGCGACTGGGCCGTGATCCTGCTCATCGTGGGCGTCGGCTGCCTCCTCCTCTTCGCGGGCGGCCTCGCGGCCGATGCGTGGGAGGAACACCAGCGCCGCGAGGACGCGTGGCACCGGAACCATCGTGGACGCTGAGCTCCGCCTCGCCATCCTCGAACGGGATCAGGGTTGCGTCGGCTTCCGCAGGCTTCCGGGGGAATGTGTCGGGCGGCTAACGCTGGATCACGTCCGGGCCTCCGGGGGACTCGGGCTGAAGTCGCGGACGACCGAGGACAACCTCGCGGCCCTGTGCGTCGGGCATCACCAGTGGAAGACCGAGCACGGCCGCGAGGCGCGCCCGATCCTCCTAGACTATCTCGCGCAGTTTGGAGGCTCCGATGACCGCTGAACGACCCGAACCGCGAACCGAGGCCGGACGGGCGCTGCTGGCGATGACCCGTGACATTACGACCCCCGCCTATCCCGTGGTTGAGATCAGTCCCGAATACCTAGCCGATCACATCTTGCGGATCGAAGCCGGGGCTGCCCTACCAGTACCAGCCCTCGACGCGCTGCTCCAAGAGGTCGGTCGAGTCGCCGTGACCGTGGCGAACGACTGGATGGGCGACCCCGACCACGGGTTCATCCTCGACCGGCTGGTCGCTCCCGTCGAAGCGTGGCGCGCCGCCCTCGGGTCACAGGAGGAGCCCCGATGAGCGACGCCGTGCGCGTGGCGCTGGAACAACTCGTATGTGACGCGGCCGGGTACTCGCCTCGCTATGACCACGACTGGCGCTGCGAGATCAGGACGGCGGCGGCTGGCTGGAAGGCTGGCGATCCGCCCGTCATCCGCTGCGAGTGCGGGCGAGTCGAACTAGACGCCGCGCTCGAACAGGCCCGCGCCGCCCTCTCCGGGAATACCAAGCCGTGAGCCTGCCGATCTCGGGCAAGACCTTCACAGATAGCAGCACGGGAGTGTGTCGATGAAGCTCCAATCCATCGCCAAGGAAGCCGCCGCCTGTCGGGCGGCGTGGGCTGCCATGCCGAAGGCCACGGCCGGTGTCCACATCCACCACGAGACGGTGGCCGAGGAGCTGGCCGAGCCAATCGAGAACCGGATCGCCTACATCCTCAGCGACAAGCCAAAGAAGGAGCAGGCGCTTCGACTCCGACTCATGCGTCCGGTCACGGCTGCGGCGCGGGCCGAGTACGACAAGGTCACGGCTGCGGCGCGGGCCGAGTACGACAAGGTCACGGCTGCGGCGTGGGCCGAGTACGCCAAGGTCACGGCTGCGGCGTGGGCCGAGTACGACAAGGTCACGGCTGCGGCGCGGGCCGAGTACGACAAGGTCACGGCTGCGGCGTGGGCCGAGTACGCCAAGGTCACGGCTCCGGCGTGGGCCGAGTACGACAAGGTCACGGCTG